GCTGGCGCGCTTGCTCTCAAGTTGCTGTGAGTGTGTTGCATGTCGGGCTCGAGTCTGTTGAGTTTGTTTGTGGTATGTCATCTGTAAGCGTAATGCAAGACAGACCCCTGAAGAGCCCCCCGTCCGTTGCCATCACTGGACTCCCTATTCAATTCCTTTACACACTGCGCTTCGACGCTTTGCCAATCCTTTTCGTGTTGCAAGTTTTGGACGCGCCGATCTAACCAAGTTCCCTTGGATTAGCCCCGTCACTTGCGAAGGTGATACGGCCTTGAGACTTGCCAGTTGTAAAGGGTTTACTTTCTATCAGACCTAACCATTAGAGCTGCACATAGGATCGTGAGAGCAAGCACAAGCCACACTGGGCGACTCATTTGTCTGGTCCTAGCAGTGTGCGTGCCAATGCCAACTCGACTTTGAGTTCTTCTATTAGGCGTTTCAAGTAGTCACGCTCTCGCGCTAAGGCTTGGCAGTGGTCGTGCAATCGGTCGTATTCTTCGCTTGGGTTTCTCATAGTTTCATCCTGTCAATCAGCACTCGACACTGTCCCGATGACAATGTTTCCACAACTACATCGTCTACGCCAAGAGTCTTGTGAATGAACTCAAGCAGCTGGAAGTCATCCCATGCTTTACCTCGAGCAAGCGACTTTAAGAAGCCGATCTGTTTAGGTGTTGCACCGCCAAAGGTGTCAGGTGCAGGCGTGCTATTCACGCGATTCACTTTCTCCATCTCTGTACTTGATGCGCGCTCTCCAGTGTGACCAAGTGGACCGTTACTGATCGCGCGTCCGATCGCAGATGTTTCGCAGTTCTCTAGAAACGATGTTTTGTTTACTGGGGAATTACCCATGACTTCTTCTGCCCAGCCATGCGCAATAATGCGTCCTTCGTTGTCGTATGTCTCGCATCGGAAGATCACCGTAGAAGCGTCGTAGTGCATCATGGTCGTGATGACTTGTCCGTGTGGGTAGGCAGTCCAAAAGCGCTCAAGGCGCTGTGCAACGGTCTCATAAAGCGATAGGTCAAAGTGTGCCATCAGAGAGCCTTCTTTGCAGTTCTTTTTTTACCAGTGCAATAGAAATTGGCGTGCATAATAATTTCTTCTACCGTGTCTCCGTTGTAGAAAGTCGCTGGATGATTTGTCTTTCCACAATCTTCACAGACTCCGTAAAGGTCTATGCGTTCTTGTTCTTCTCTGTCCCATTCTTCGTGCATTTGTTTTATTTCTAGTGCCGTCATTGGAGCATATTTCTTAGCCATTAGCGCGCCTTCCATACGATCGCCATGTTGCCTGCAAGCGTCGGACGCTCAAGGTCTGTGGCGTAGACAAACTTGTCTTTGACTAGTGAGCCCCGGGTAGGTCTGACAGTGTTGCCAGAGATGCCCAGTGCGCGCTCAATCTCTTCATCTGTAGCTCCGCCTGTCTGCTTGAGATACTCGTAGACGCGCCTACGCTTTGAGCCTGACTTTGGTAATGCGTTTAGAGCTGCGATTACAGATGTCGGTTTTGCGCTCGGTGAGATGATGACAGTGTTTCGGTCTATTGCACATTCTTCTCGGTATTGCCCAAGTCCGCGTGTAGGTGCAAAGAGTTGTAGGTCGTTCATTTGATTGGCTTCACTTTCTTGCATGCTTTTAAGTCTGGGTGACTCCAAAGGATCTTGGTCGGGTTAGTTGCGTGCGGTGTACCGTGCATTTCTAGTCCACACTTCTTACATACTATTTTGTGCATGTCAAGATCACATTGATCGCGGCTCGAAGCACTGACGCATTAAAGCGCGCCTGCTCCCCACCTGCTTCCATGCTTGCTTCGTACATGATCACTAACTCATCAAGAAGGATGTCGTGAGTGTGTTTTGGTGCAGGTACATGATTAGGACGAAAGATGTCGTCTACAAATTGCATGAAAACTTTGTTGTATTTGTCGCTGTAAGTTTCGGGATACATTCGTCGGGTCTCCTCTGTGATTCCTGTTTCGGGATATTGCTCTTCGGTCACTTCGGAAGATTCCAAGGCGACCAATTAGAATTATGCCACACTGCGAGAGCTGCGATGAGGTTTACCTTTGGGTCAAACAATTCGTCGCACACTGTCAAGATTCCTTTCGCTTGTAGCCAGCCTTGAGGCCAGTATGCCGAAGGGGTGCACCAGAATCCGTTGATCTGCATATATCCGTAAGAGCCGCCTGCGGTGTCTCGAGGATTGAAAGCGTCTGGAGTGCAATTTGACTCGCGTTTAAGTACGCGCATCAGGGTCGGTGTTTCGGTTGCAGGCCAGCCAACACTCAAAGCAAGATTGAGAGCTCCAGCGCACGCGGTCACTGGGGTCGTGCTTGAGGTCGTGGTCGGTAGCGGTGCTAGTGGAATCGTGGCGTAGGCAGTCTGGGCACTGACTTGAGACATGCCTTCAGGCGCTTCAGAAGCGTCCCAGAGGAGCACAAATGAGGCAAGTGCACAGATAGCCCATGCGGAGACTTTGAGGAATACTGGGGTCATTGTTGGAAGTCCAATTCTGTAGGTACGCCCCATGAGTCGCCAGCCAAAGTTCGGAAGGCGATTTGGGCGCGGATGATTTTGTGGGTGTCTTCGTGTCGAAAGATCTGGACGAGGATTTCTTGTCCGTTATCTAAATTGCATCGCCCAACTTCGTAGATGAAAACTTTGGGCTCGGTCATGTTTTGTACTCCTATCGTCGGTACTTCGACCATAGAGGATCAGTGTGCGCTATTGGGGGATTTCGGCGAACACTCTCTGAAAGGCTTGTTTAACAAGGGCTGGAGAGTCTGCCATGGCAGGCGAAATTTCTACATGCAGCCAGTCTCCGCCAGGTGCACCGTGAATCTCGGGTTTGCTGTATGACTTCCAAGCTTGTCGATCGCAGCGGTATCCGCGTCCGAACTTTTGTGGAAAGTAATCAAGTACGCATTCAACTCCGAGTGCGTTTGCGTTGGCGATGACAATGTTTAGGAAGGCGACTGCACCTTTGCGATTTGCTGTTGGGTGTTGTTCGGTTTTGCGATATGAAAGATCCACTGCGCGCCCTGTCGCATGCACTGACAGATTCTCGGATCCGCGCATGTTGCGAACTCCCCAAGATCCGTTGTTCCAGATTGCTCCGTCGGCGTATTTAACTGCTTGTCGGATCCATTCGTCCATGCCTGCTCGAGGTGCAGCTGCGGCTCCGTCCGAGTTTCCTGTGTACGGTCTCGAGTTAGGGATTTTAGGTAGTGCTGGAATCACGCTCATAATGCTGGAGGGTCTTTAGGTCGGTCTTTGAGACCGTTGCCTGCCAGTAAGCCTATGAGCCCACCTGCAAGAGTCATGAGCATCGGCGACAAGACTCCCCATGCTTCGGCGTCATTTGGGCTTTGCTCTGTAGGTTGCACAACAAAGAGAAGTCCAAAGATGAGTGATGCGATTGCCATGACGAACGATGCAGTCAGTCCGATTCCTACGATGAGGATTAATCGAGCTTTGATCTGTTCGTTGCTTAAGCGGTTGTCTGGGTTCACTGGCAACGCCTTTCTAGTATTCCGTTGGCTTTAGTGGTGTTGCAGTTTTCGCGGTAACGGTCTGCACAAGCGGTCAGGACGAGTGCAAACACGAAACTAGCCAGCAGGGTTAGGCGGGTACGGGTTTGCATCTTTTACCGCTTGCACTGCTGCTTCCCATGCGGCTTGAGTGTTTGTGCCGCGTTGCCACTCAAAGAACAGGCCATCTGACTGTGCTTCGTATTGTGTGCGGCGTGTTGTTTCTACAATTGCGACTTGTTGGTTGTAAGCAACTGTTGGCCATTGTGCGTCTAATTCGGCTTGGGTTGGTGCTGTGCCTGCGCTAAGCCATTCCAGCGTGCTGTAATCGTTGTTGCTTAGTGACCATTCTTTGCCAGGGTAATTGGCTGCTAAAACTGTTGAGTAATCGGTCATGCTAATACCTCAAAAACTGTAATAGTTGATACTGCGCGTGCAAACGAATTGCTATCTGTGTCGGTATAACTGCTATTAATTTTTACAAGTCCTGCGCCACCGCCGCTAGATATTTGCACAGAATAAGTAAGCGCACTAGTTGATGCAGGGCTATCTAAAAACTCCATTGACATACTTCCCATTGCTTGAACAACTGCAGCTGCTACTTGTGATGTGGTTGCAATTTTACTTCCTGTGCCTGTTGCTACTGCGCCGCTAATTGCTGTACCACCGCGCGCAAGTTGTGCAAATACATAACCCACAGCATTATCGGTACCAACAGAAACACTTGCAGTTACATAGATTTTACTTGTGTTTGCAGTAGGTGTAATAGAAACAGTTAGACCTGTAATGTCTCCCATTGTTGCGCTACTTCTAGTGAATTGCGTTGTAAGAGTTGTGCTCAAAACTTGTCCAATTTTGCTAACTGGGTTAGCGGCTGCAAAAGTAAAGTTTGCATTCAGTGACGCTGCGGTTAAAACTTCGCCGGCGGTGTAAGTCGTTAGTGGCATGTTTCTATCCTAAGACATTTTCTTCGTCGAGTGTGCCATATACCAGATCGTCCAAGATGAGCTCATAGACGATTGTGGTTGGTGAAGTGAAGTAGGTGACTGCGTGCCCAGCCGACAAAGTAAGTCTGTGCTCAAGTCCTTCAATGGTTAGGTCTTGTGCGAACTGGGTTGGGCCTGCCGAAGTTGTGATTGATTTTTGGATTGCGATCAGGTCGCCGACATCAAGGAGCGCCAGTGTGTCTTGGTCTAGGGCAGGTGTGCCGGGGAACTCTGTGCCTAGAAAGTTGAAGCGTGCTTCGGGATCTGGACTGATGAGGTATTCGGCAAGTGTGAGAGCTGCGGCGTCGTTGTGCAGGAGTGAGTCTGTGATGGATTTAGTTTGGATTAAATACAGGGCTTGAGATGCAAGGTCTTCGGCGACCTCTGGCGATGATGCTCCAGCGTGTTGGATGGATGCGCGATTGATCACTGTGTCCGCTTGGAAGGAAATGTCAATAGCCGAGTAGCCGATCTGCGTACCGTCGTCGTGAAAGTCGGCAACAGGGACTCCGAGCGTCGTACCGATGCGCTTCTGGAAAGTCATCGTGCCTTCTCGATCTACAAAGATTCGTCCCTGCTCCGCCTCATTAATTTTGTTGGCGTACATTGCGACCGATGTGCCGTTGGCGACCGTGTAGGCAGCTGCACCGCCAAGGGTCGCCACGCCTGTCTCAATGCTCCGTGTGCCTGTGTAAGCGACTTCTGGTAGATCTAGCAGGTCATCAAAGCGCGCGCTGGATAGCTGCTCTGTGACATTCCATTCAGCAAGAAAGGTCTGTCCCAGCTGATATGAGAAGTCCGCACAGTTAACGGTCACTGTGTCAAGTCCGCCGAGCGTAAAGGTGTAGTCGTAGTTCACGATGTAGCCGACCCACAAAAGTTCTTTGACATTGGTCGAGCTGTACCGCGAGAAGCGGACTTCGCGAAGCGGTGCAAGTCCAGGCTGATTGTTTGCTGGGTCGTAGTAAGGCGAGGTCGTGTCAAAAGGGTTAAACACTCCGTCGGCGTAAGTGTCGTTCAGTGTGAAGTTCATCGTGCCATAAGCAAACTGGTCGCCAGTATTGGCGCGTCCGCGCTTAGCAGTT